ACTCTCTACTGTCGGTATATGTTTGTGGTTATGTGTCTCTATTATCTGGCAAGACCGTGCGTTGATACTATTGAATGGCGTAGGTCTTATGTTTCTATTAAACAACTTATTTAAATTAATTGCATAAAAAGGTTTACATTGCTGCTTTTATGTGTTATAATACTCTTATACAAAATTATTTAAAAGGATTACATTATGTCTACTAACTCATTTGACCTTGTTATGGCCGAACTAAAAGATATGAAAAAGAAAATGGATGCAGACAAACGTGCTATGAAGGCCGCTGCAGTACAGAAAAGAAAGGATGCCCGACTTGTTGCTAAAGAACATAATCGGTTAACCAAGTCAGTAAAGAAGGCTGGCCATCAAGCTCCATCATCACTAGATTGTAACAGTGTGAAGAATATGTACTACTCTGATAGGGATACTCAGGCATTCATTGCCGGTTCTTCATTGATGGATTCATATAACTCCGTAAAGTCAGACTGGGATTAATAATCTATGACAGAGTATACTAAAGAAGTCCAATCCATTATGCGTAAACAGGCAGTAGAAACCTGGGCAGCACAATGCCAATACATTCTAGGGGAGAAGGGATACATCGAGAAGGCTTATAATAGCGGCCTGATTACTCGTGAGTATCGTGATGGTCGTGTAGAAACTATTGAAGAGTCTAGGCCTATGGCAACTCTATTACTGGAAGCCCCTAATAATATATTATGAACTATATCGGATCTATAAGATATGACCAACATGGTCGCAAGAGAAAAACTAAGGCGATGTCAGTTAAAAAACCGTTGCAGTTTAAACCTACCGGCAATCATGTTTGGGCACCAGATATAGTTCGTAGGGTTACTAAGGAATATCCGTCGGCTCCTATGACAGCTTGTACTAATACTCATAAAGATGATTCATGGAAGCTTGAGGCCTCAAAGAACTTTACTGTTGCACCGGCATATAATAAAGGTGCGTACCAAGTAATACCAAAGGCTGATTTGAAACACATTGGGAGATAAATACTTATGGAAATATTATATACTATAATCGAATGCATTATGGCTTTGGTATTAATACTCATTGGGGTCATCTTTGTTTACATGAGTGATCACATAATTCAAGAAGAGAAGCAGGGTAAAAGACTACCACTGTTTTGGGAGAAAAAAGATGGCAAATGATACACATATAGAACACATGAGGCTACAGGGTTTACCTACAGATGTAGTACTAATGAGTGCACACATGAGGTTACCTAAGGCGGCTCAGGTGTTAAAAAAAGTGGATGAAGATACCTACGGAATCAGAACTGTCTTCGAAGGCCGTACGCTAGGTATAGAGTGGTTTGAAGGTAAGACAGAATCGTGGGTAGATGATGCCGCAGAAGATTGGGTATTAAATAACACTGAAATAACAATTGATTAAAATACCTCTTTACTTTTGTTTAGTTATGTGTTATAATAACCACATTATACAGTAAAGAAGGGAGATAATATTATGGCAACAGTATCAGAAATAGCGGCTAAGAATAACGCCAAACGTGCAAAGATGAGGTCAAGTAGGCAGTCTATTGACTCGATCAAGATGGGTGCTGAACCTTTCTTTGAAGATGGTGAATCTGCCAAACTAGGTGAGTCAGAGGCCAGGTCTACTTGGAGTAAAGCAGCTCAGTGGTATAACTACTTTTATAAACTGAAAGAATTTATGCCCTATATCTACCAGTATGCCGAAGAAGAAATGAAGCTTGATAAAGATCAAATGAAAGCTTTAAAGGCAGTAGATGATTGGAGACTTTGTTATGGAGCTAGTACAGTTACCCGTCTTCATTATCGTGGTTGGGTTCATACTCCAGAACAATATGCAAAGGTTGAAAAGCATATTACTGATATGATACCACTAGGTGTAGAAAAGCTATCAGAGAAGGTAGATGATGTAAAGAATGCTCCACCTGTTATCTCTATAGCTGAAAGAACCAGAATGAAAATGATGGATACAATCTATGCCGCATGGGATGACGAGATAGTGGAAGGTTGGTCTGACAAAGATTATAAGAGATCACTTGATGTATATGCTCTCTTTAAAGAACACGACCTTAAGGGTAATGCAGTCGCACCATTCCTAAGAATCGTTCAACAGCACTATGATGAAATCAAAGATGCACTAGACAAGACCTGTGAACAATGTGTAGAGGCATATCAACATATTACTCCAGCCAATAAGCGCAGAATGCTGAAACAGATGGATGCGATCTTTGCAGACTTGGAGAAGGTAAAATTATCGTTTAAGGCAAACAAGACTGTCCGTATATCGAAAAGGAAGTCAACTGATGTACAAGTCAAGAACCTTAAATACAAGACCGAGGATAGAGAGTTTAAGATTACGTCAGTTAATCCAGTTACTATTCCCGGCAAAGAAACTCTATTCGTGTTTAATACCAAGAGTAGAATATTATACCAGTATGTTACAACTGCGACTGCTGGTTTTGAAATAGGTGGAACGTCTATTAAAAACTTTGAACCTGGTCTATCTAAATGCACTAGGTTGAGAAAGCCCGATGATGTTCTACCTCTTATATTAACTAAGACACTCAAACAAATCGAGTCGCAGGTGTGGAAAACAGTCACAACAAAAATTAATCCGTGTAACGGGAGGATTAATGCAGACTGTGTGTTACTGAGAATACTATGACAGATGAAATTGTACTAGAACATAAAATAATGACCAAGAAAAGATTTTCTATGGCAGTGGAGGAACTAGTGGCAAAACAACCTCGGCAGACAATGTCTTATATTGATGCAGCTGTATTTATTATAGAGCAACGAGGTATGGAATATTCTAACCTTAAGAGATTACTAAGTGATTCCCTTTTGGCTAAGATAGAAAATGAAGCACAACAATTGAATTTAATTAAACTAAAAGGTGGCAATTCGCTACCACTATAAACTGGAGAATATTATGAGCAACGTTATCATCCCATCAAGTCCTGAAGACATCAAACGCATCAAAGGCTGTATTGAAGAGATCAGTAATGCGATGACACTAATGTCGGCACAACGTGACTTTATTAAAGAGGCTATTAACCTTTGTGCAGAAGATGTAGAAATTGATAAGAAGTATTTAAAGAAGATGGCAACAATCTATCACAAGCAGAACCTTAATGAAGTGATGGGTGAAGTTGAAGATCTAGAAGCCCTCTATGAAACTGTGATGGCTTAATCATGGCTGATCCGTTTGAATCTTATAAATTATATAACTCTCTTAAGCTCCATTTTGAAACAGATGGTTATGATGCTTTTAAATATAATTTTAAGAGTAACGTGAAGTCATCTTCATTTTTAAAACGGAAAGACAAGTACTTCTTTGCTAAGGTCGCAAGACATTACGAGAAGGATATGATGGGATACTATGTGGCGAACTTTAAACAGGGAGTCTCATATGTAGGTGAAATGATCAACGAGGTCGGTGAGGATAACTATAAGAATCATAAGAGAATTATAGAGAGTATTCACCGAGTGTTTTCAGTTGATATAAATATACTGAATGAACAGAACTTGGCCTTTGATGAACTCTTTGAGTCTGTCGAGGGTCAACACCCCCTGGTCATTCAGTTATGGATGCAAGAAGAAATCAGTTTAGAGACTGTGGTCATTCTTAATTCCATATTGGGGTTTGTGCCTCGTGAATCGGTTAAGATAACAGACACTCTTATGTGGCCTGATGTTAAAAAGCGGATCATAAAGTACACACCCTTTGTAAACTTTGATGTTAATAAATGTAAAATTTTATTGCAAAAGGGGTTTACAAAGTAGTGATAATGTGTTATAATATACACTATTATTATGTGAAAGTGAAATACAATAGAAATGGGGAAACCCATAATACAATGCAATATAACGGAGAAAACAAAATATGTCATTTGCAAACCTAAAGAGCTCACGAGGCTCGTCAATCGACAAACTCGTAAAAGCTGCAGAAGCAGTATCAACTAATGCAGAAACAAAGTCCTATGGTGATGATCGTTTCTGGAAACCAACCCGAGATAAAGCTGGTAACGGTTATGCCGTAGTCAGATTCTTGCCCTGTCAGGAAGGTGAAGACCTACCTTGGATTAGATATTGGGATCACGGATTCAAAGGTCCAGGTGGCTTGTGGTACATTGAAAACAGTCTTACCTCTATCGGTCAACCAGATCCGGTATCAGAAGCTAATACTATTCTATGGAATACTGGACGTGATGAAGATAAGCAAACAGTAAGGGATCGTAAACGTAGACTACATTATGTGTCTAATGTTTTAGTGGTATCAGATACTGCCAATCCTCAGAATGAAGGGAAAGTAATGCTGTATAAATTCGGCAAGAAAATCTTTGATAAAGTGATGGAGTCTATGCAGCCTGCATTTGAAGACGAAACACCTATCAACCCTTATGACTTCTGGGAAGGTGCAGACTTTAAAATCAAAGTCCGTAAGGTAGAAGGTTGGGTTAACTATGATAAGTCAGAGTTTGCTCCACAAAGTGCACTGTATGAGGGTGACGAGGAACGTTTGGAAAATGTGTATAGTAAACTACATCCATTACAAGACTTCCTTGATCCTAAGAACTACAAGTCTTATGATGAACTTAAAGCTAAGATGAATAAGGTTCTTGGTGTTGATGCTGGACATGCCCCTATGGCAGCTCCTGTATCGGCTCCTGTCATGGAAGCACCATCACATCAAGCTGCATATGCAAGTCAGGCTAGTCCTGAACCTGCCGCTAGTGCTGATGAAGATGATACACTGTCTTACTTTGCAAAACTTGCACAAGATAGTTAAACACCGTGGTAAAACCTACGGGACAATAAGAAGTATGGACTTTGCGTCTAACATTGGAACCATGCCATAAAAGTGTTAAAACTTTAAGGACCCTTAACGGGGTCCTTTTTTTTATCTAGCAAATGATCCGAAACCGAAGTGTAAGAAATCAGAAGTCCTTGATGGACGGTGGCCGTTAACAACAGTAGTACTTGAATTGCCGCTATTGGATGTGTTAGATGATTGCACCTGGGTTACAACGTTGTTCTCTGTACCTGATGCCTTACTACTAAGTGAATTCTCTGCAGACATATCAGATAACTGAGTACCAGTTTGAATGTCAGGCAACTCCATCGATGCCATATCAGGCATTACCGGTACTGCAATACCTTCTGGTTCTGCTCCACCCATTGCGGCCTTTTCGGCTTCTTCAATCTTGGCCTGTTCTGCCTTAGCTTCTAGTTCAATCTTTTTGTTTTTGGCATTGTCTGTAGACATCTTAGGTATTTCTGGCAGATCAATTTCCATGCCGAGGAACTTACCAAATTTCTCTACGAGCCCTAATACCAAGTTGACTATAGAACCTATCATATTAACAACGTATCCGAACGCATCTTGTAGATGAGAAATTCCTAATTGCATAACATCAAAGATAGAAGTGAATCCCATAGCTTCTCTAATTTGTTCCATTGCAAGGTACATGAGTCCAAACAATGCAGCGACTGCAAGAATAGGTAATAAGATAGGTGCCATTGCAATTAGAATGGGAACAATTGCTGCCATCATACCAGCCAACGAAGCAAGCATAGCAGGTACAAACGATGCCAACATAAACAATCTGAATACTTGGAATCCCTTTTGAAGAAATTGGAATGCCTTCATAAATGCACCACCAACAGAGGACATCATACTCGACAGACTACCCATAATAGTTGGAACAAAGGATGTTAACATAAATACACGGAACGCTTTAAATCCAGCAACTAAAGCACGGATAGGCTTCATTAGTGTACTACCTAAAGCTTTCATCTTCTCGCCTAGAGAGAATAACATATCCTTAACAAAGGTTCCTTTCATAAATGTAGAGAATGTTTTAAACGCAAGTCCAACTTTTCGTATTGCCCTTAATACCTTTCCTGCATTCATTACCATGGCACCTAATAGGATACCACTGATTGCTCCCATGTTGTCTTTCAGTATACTAGCAGCACCTGCAAAGTCCCCTGCAAAGACTTTCTCTACCACATGAACCATGTCTCGGACAAATCCGATTACAGCTTTAATTCCCTTTGCAAAGGCCTTTGGGTTTAATAACAGTGTTGCCAAACCAGCAATGCCCGCAAGGAAACCACCTGTTTCTTTCACCTTACCTAAACCTTTCTCGAATGATGTAGACATCTTTAATAGCAGAGAATTAGCTTCTTCTTGTTTCTTTAAAGCTTCTCTTTTATCTTCTTCGGATGTTACGCCCTCTTTCAGCACATCTAGCTGATCTTGTGTAGCATCTAATAACTCTTGGTTATAAGGGAGACCTTGTTCCTGTAAAGAAACCTGTTCTTGCATCACAGCGTTCAAGTTATTAAACTGTTCGCGTAATTGAGCTGTCTGTTCTGTAGAATTTATTCCCATAAACCCTTCAAGACCTTTGAGAGATTTCTCAACGTCTACAGTAGCAGATACCTGTTCAGTGACATTCTTTGACTGTGACTTCATTGTATCAACTAGTTCAGATAAACTCTTTGACTGCTTTACAGTTTCTTTTATTTGCTTTCCACCAAAACCTGCTTCCATCTGCTTCATAGTCAGTGGTGGTTTTTGTCCCTTATTTTTCTCGGCCATTAGTGTCTACCTATTTTTTACTCATTGCTTGTGAAGTAAAGAATGCAGCAACTATGCCCGCAACAGCCACAAAATATGTTGGGGCCATACTACCTAAGGTCTTCATTGCTTCTTCCATTCCAGCGAGTGATGCTAGTACAACAGCAAAAGGATATAACAATAATCCAAATAACGCAAACCAAGTCATGTTGCGCTGTGCATCACGCATGGCATCTGCATCTTCAAGTTCCTTACGTTTAAACTCAAGGTACATTGCTTCTTCTGCTTTAGTTACTTTACCATCACCGTTTGTATCAGCTGGGTGATGGGGTTTTATTTCTTCTGTCATCTTTTCTGTTTCCTGTTTTGTTCTGCAACTCTTTCGTTTTCTTCTTTGATCCACTGTTGGAGTAGAGCAACATAAATCTCCCTTTCCCATGGTATCATATTTTCTAATTCACTTAAACTATACTTGTGATGTTGCATCATCGCGAAGTTAGTTTTGAAATAGTTTACAAGAGTCTCATGGGAAAGGCCTAGGTAAAAAAACTAGATAGACCTCTCAGCTCTAAACTCTGTTCTGATCCACATGATATACAGTTAAATTCAATAGTATGTTCCAACGTGGGTAGACTACCGAAGAACTCTGTTATCTTGCCAAACTGTTGTGAATTCAAGCCGTCAATAAAGTCTCGCATTTCTTTTTCTGTCTGACTCTCAGAATCCCACACAGTATCATTATCAAAAATATTCTCTATACAAGAGATGATCATCTTGTAAGTCATATCCATTTGTTTCTCTGGTTTAGTCTTGTCTGGATCAAAGTCCAAAGATGCAACTAAATCGACAGATGGATATTTAAATGATACACCAACAGTATCTGTTAACATGATATGAGTCTGTTCTGGCATATCACTCATTTTAATTTCATCGAGGTTAACCTCAACTGGAGTTTTAGCAGTACAAGCACCACACTTTAAATTAACTTCAGCCTTTTCACCAACTGACTTTGCTCTTAGTCTTAGGAATAATTCCTCTAAGTCAAAGCTTGTTAATTTACTTACATTAATTTCATCAAAGATACAAGCATTTAGAATGTCCTTTAATGCTTTCATCATCATCTTATTATCTTTTGATTCCATGGCAACCATTAATATTTTTTCTTCCTTAACTAAGAAAGGTCTAAATTCAATTGTCTGCCCGGTACTTGGAATCGTTGCTTCATACCTTGAGCTGTTTAAAATCGGCAATGCCATAATGTTCTTCTCCTAACATCTTCATGTTATTATATTATAAAATAGATCCAGGTATTGCGGCTCTTAATGCAGATGCCGTAGAACTTAATGGACCTTCTACTACATATTTATCATATGCAAAAGTGACTGTACAGCGGAGGTATTCGCCGTCTGTATTATTCAATGCAATGACAGATATTTCAGTCGGATATGCCTTTTCTAATTTTACACCATACGTTGGAATGTTTCTTGAATCCAAAGTTTGTATTACAATATCGGTTGAATAATCGTCCTTGTACCCTAGGTTGTAGGAATCCATATCTATGATAGATGATGTCCAATTATCAAACATAGACTTGATGTACATATCACTGGTTAATATGAACGTCATGTTCACGTCACCATCTATGTTTGTGTATGGAAACTTATTACTTTGCTTATCTGCAGAGTAATCAAGAGTAGAAATACTGCGAGAGGGTAACATCACCTGTTCGCATAGTAATGATATATCCCTAGGGTCATTGATTAGATTTTTAATACTGAGGCCTTTGCCAGAAGCAAGATTGCCAACCAGTGTCTCAGGACTTAAATTTAACAGCGACTGTGTTGGGGGAGTAAAGATTACTTGGAACCTATTTGCCTTGGCAAGTCCACCCTTTTTTGCTATGGTTGATTTTAGAGCATCTATATTCATTGTTGTCTCGCGATCTTGAGTGAGTCTTTCCATACATTCTGCTTACCAGATTTCTTAAACTGCTCTGTTGGTAAGAAGACTGCGATTTCCCATTCGGTCATTGGAACACGTACCATTCTTGATTGTATCTGACTAGTCAAATATGTCTTAAAGCATGGCCTGAATTCTTTATATTTTCTGGTCGACTGTAATAAGTCATACCGTAGCTTAGTTAATCTACTGTTGTTACCTATCTTACTCGGTGCTAATTTCATTAGCTCATCGAGGAACTTTGCACGTATAGATGGTTCAAGATAGTGTAGGTTTAATCCTTGGAATCCACCTTTGACCGGTGCCAACATAATGGTCAAGGGAAACCTATCATAATATGGTAATGTTTTCTTATGCTTTGGATCATAGAAATACATATACATACTTCCCATAATCTCTTTTGATGTGGGATCCAATGCATCATCTTTCAATAGAGCATTACGGGAAGGCATTTTCAACTGCTGTACATTCTTCTCGAACCATTTACGAGATGATTTTGTACGTGCAGTAACTCCTGCCCTGAATGCGTTTGCTTGTAATGTGTCGAATAAACTCTTAGCCATAGTATTATTTATATTAACCTTTCAGCAGTTTGATACCTAAATTCTTTAAAGTATCTTCGGTCCATATTTGGAATTTCCAGCCTTTGTGATTAGCATATTGATTAGCAGCCTCCCACTTAGATGTGTTCTTGATATACGTAGTGACTTCGTTTACGTACCGCTTGGTCTTCCTTGAAGGCTTCTTAGGAGCCATGGTTTCTTTTTTAGGTTTAATTTCTACAAGGATAATTTCCCTATTATCAAATTCAACTAGGAGGTCAACAAAATACCTATGCAATTTATTATCAGTCTTACATTTATACGGTACAACAACCTCTTCACTGTTCCAGCGCTTCACACGAGGATTAGATTCACACCATTTAAAGGCCTGTCTCTCCCACAAAGATCTATATTTAACTTTAGTTGGATCGCCTAAATACTTTTTAGTATCCTTTATTTGATATTTTCCGCTGTAAGCCATTATAAATAACCTTATATATTAAATGTATTACTATTTATAAGGGTAAATTATGTCGTCAATTATAGCATTTCCAAGTACACTTGCCGCTGAGGTTACCAAAGGTGGACATCATGTGTCCTTTGAGATCATTGGCAAAGAATTTGACCAAGATGTATTTAAAATTCATCTGTTTGTGCCCTCGGGTTTCAATATGGCCGATGGTGCAAACTTTGGTAATATAGACCTAGGTACAATTGCAGCGAGTACTGAATTATTAAAAAATAAAGAAGCCAATGTAACAGACCTAGAAGCTACTGCTATCGGTACTGCACTTATGTCAAAACTGGGGATTGGTGGTGATCTGAATGTTGCAGCTGCAGAGAATGTTAAAAACGGGATTGTACTGAATAATCAATCGACACTTACATA